CCCAAATCCGCCCCATGCCCCCGACCAGTCAATATCTGCATGGTGGCCAAGGCGATAAAATCATCGCTGATGAGCAATGGGCTTTCACCCAGAAGCAAGGAAAAGACCTCATGCAGGCGGTGCGCGCTACCCAGCTGACCAGGAACAATAGCCAGATTGTGCAGATTAGCGCCGCGGGTGACGCCGAATCCGACTACTGGCATGCACGCCTCAACAAGGCTATCGCCGAACCATCACCCCGTGTGGCGGTGATTGACTACGGTGTCGGCAACAGCGCCGACCCCACAGAGGTGACGTCCTTCACTATCGAGGACGTTTTGGCTGCTCACCCGGGTGTAGCCGCTGGTCTGTGCACCCGAGAGAAAGTCCTCGAACCCCTGGAGAACGAGGACATGGATTTTAACGAATGGCTCAGAGCTTACGGGAACGTTCGTTCAAAGAACGCTAGGCAGAAGGCCATTGATCTAGACGCCTACCGCGGTATCACTACCACGGTGCCGCTAGACGACGGTCCGGTGACTCTGGGGGTTGGTGTTTCCTGGGACGGGGCGACTACCGCCCTAGCCGCGGTGGGCACCATCAACCAAGGCCGGGGCGTGGGTATCGAGATCATCGACGCCCGCCCTGGCCGGCAATGGGTTATCGACACCACCCAAGAACTAGTGCGCCGCGGTATTGCCACTGAGGTCTGCGGCGACGCCTACGGCCCCACGAAACGCCTTGCCGACCAGCTGGCCATTGCGCTTCCTGAGCACTGGAAACCCCTATCCACTGACGAGATGATCGCCGCCACCGAGGACTTTCTACAGGCCCTCGACCAGGAAGCCGATACTATGCCTATCCGAGTCCGCCGCTGTGCTGGCGTCGAATACGAGCTAGACGTTGCCGAACTCCGCAATGTTGGCGAAAAAGGGCGAATGTTCAGCAGACGCAACAGCGCCGCTGGCACCGCACGGCTAGAGGCTGGACTAGCCGCCCTAGCCGGCTACCAAATCCCCGAGACCACCATTCCCGAGCCCTTTATTGGATAAATCATGCGAAACCAAAAACGGAAATCACCAGCAATCGACGCCACCGACCACACTATCCTCATCACATGCGATAAATGCGAATGGCGAGAAATGCATGATGACCGAAACGCCGCCTGGTACGCCTTGGCACGGCACCTGAAAACCGGCCACGATGACCCCTATGCCGCCAAAAGCGCCGCCCGAAATATCTACCGCAACCACAACGAATAGGTATTTTGTCACCCTTGTGCTGCATCATTAGGGCATGGGGTTCTTCGAGAAAGTAAGACAGGCACTCTCCCTACCCGCCCTGGCGGCGGGTAGCCTCGAAGTGCCCTACGCCAGTGCCTGGGCTGACCCAAATCACCTCATCACGGTTGGCACTCCCGACCTGCTACCAGAGTCAGTAACCCGTGATGTGGCCATGAATGTTGCTGCCTTGGCACGCGCCCGCCGCATCATCGTCAGCAGCATAGCCAGATGCCCCCTAGTGGTGCATGATGACGACGGTCCCCTACCCGACCAACCGGCTTGGGTGTCCGGCACCAGTGGCCCCATTTCCCCCTATCACCGCATGCTATGGACTGTAGACGATTTACTTTTTTATGGGTGGTCGCTGTGGGCAGTAAAACGGAACGGGGCCGGGGCTGTTGTCGCCGCCGATCACGTGCTCTACGAACACTGGGGATTCACCCCCAGCGGCGAGGTGTATTTCGAGGGCGAAGAAGTGCCGCCCGAGGATATTATCCTTATCCCCGGCTCTGACCAAGGAATCCTACGCTACCCGGCTGCTATCAGGCATGCCGTACAAGTCGCTGACGCCGCCGCGAAAGCCGCCGCCCACCCTGTCGCTCACACCGAGCTGCACCAGATCAACGGTGAACCACTCACTGACCCCGAGAAAATCGACAAACTCATTGATGCCTGGAATCGTGGCCGACAACGAAAAAATGGGCCTGTTGGTTTCACGAACAGCTCGATTCAAGCAATTGACCACGGCAGTTACGAGTCCCACCTGCTGGTGGAAGGCCGGAATGCCGCCGCTATCGACATCGCCCGAGTCTGTGGCATACCGGCCATTTTGCTAGACGCCTCCCTAGCCGACTCTAGTATCCGCTACTCCAACATGGACGCTAGGAACGTTGAGCTAGTCGACTATTGCCTAGCCTCATACATGGCGCCGATAGCCGCCCGGCTAGGCATGGATGATGTGGTTTCCCCTGGCCAGAGTGTGGAGTTTGACCTTGACCATCTGACCCGCCTTGATCCTAACAGTATCGCGCCACCTGACGACACCTACCGGCCCCGCGGTGTCCCCGCTACCAACGAACTAACCCAGCTAATTGACTAAAGATTATGGATTTTCAAACGCTAGAACCCGATGTTTATTGCTTGATGAACAAGCACTACACGCCCGGCCGACCAGGCCCCATCAAGTACCTGGTAATACACCATAATGCTGGTGTGGGTCTCAGCACCGCTGATTGCTACCGGATTTGGCAAGACCGGGAAGCTTCCGCCCACTACCAGGTAGAAGTGGATGGGACTATCGGTCAGCTGGTCAACGATTGGGACATCGCATGGCACGCTGGAGACGCCGCCGCGAACAGCTGGTCAATCGGTATCGAGCATGCTAACACGGGTGGCGCCGCCGAAGACTGGCCTATCAGTCAGGAAACCATTACCGCGGGTGCGCACCTGGTTGCCGCCCTGTGCCACGCCTACAATCTGGGAAAACCCGTCTGGTTCGGAAACGTTTTCCCACATTCGCATTTCTACAGCACCAGTTGCCCATATCAGTTGGCCGGTGCCTACCGCGACCAGTACATGTCTTTGGCTGAAGAGTTTTACTTCAGCATGCAAGCAGGAACCACACCACAAGCAGGGAAAATGACAAACTTTACCGAAGCCGACAGGCAACTACTCCGCGAAAATAACGAGTTACTACGGGTTATCCGCGACCAGCTAACCGGCCCTGGTAGCGGCTTCCCCGGGTGGCCACAAACCGGTGGCCGGACCCTGGTTGACACCGCCGCCGCCATTGCCGCCGCCCAGGGGATTGATGGTTGCCGCGACACCAAGAAAGCCAAGTGACAGCGTGAGCCTTCTTGATCTAGCCACTGGCTATGTTTTGGGCTTCGGTTCCGTGACCGTGTATCAAATGATTTTGGTATACCGTCTGCGTCTTGAGCTGCGGAAACAGGCTACGAGGTCGCCCCATGCCTGAGCGCCCGCCCACGCAAGTCCGCTATCCGTGGCGTTCTGTTGTCCGTAGCGTTGCCGTGGCCACCATTGCGCTGCTACCGGTGCTACCAGAGATAGCCAAGGTGGCGGGTGTGGAAACCGTGCCGCTGGTGGCTTCCACCCTGGGGATCGTGGCGGTTTTGCAGCGGATAATCACAATCCCCGAAGTCGATAAATGGCTAACCAGCGTGCTAAACGCTGGGGCTAGGAAACGCCAAGGAGAAGAAGGAGAAGACGTAAATGCCAAGTGATCTGGAAACTGTGACAGGTGATGCCGCACCCGCCACCGTGTCATGCAACGAGGCCGACCGAATCATGGAAGGCCTGGTGCTCCCCTGGGGAGACACCGGGGCAACCGCTACCGGAAGTTACACGTTTCCCCGCGGTAGCCTTGATATTCCGTCCAACATCGAGCGGGTAAAACTGCTATCTGAGCATTCCCGCCCCGGCCACCAGCCCAAGGCCATTGGCCACGCTATCAGCGCCGAAAACACCCCCGAGGGCCTTGTCATGCGCTTTCAACTGGGCAGTAGCGCCGCCGCCACCGAAGCCCTCACCAACGCCACCGAACACATCATTGATTCCTTCAGCATCGAAGCGGTAGGCGTCCGCCGCACCGGTGGCACTATCGAGTCTGCCCTGCTCAAAGCCGTAGCGCTAGTGCCCTTCCCCGCGTTCGAGAAAGCCAAGGTATACGCCGAATCCGGCAACCCCGAAGAGAAAGAAACCACAGAAATGACCCTAAACGCCGAAGACATTGCTGCTATCGCTGCGAAAGTGACCGAAACCCTCAGTGCCACTACAGCTACTCCCCGGAATAAGATTCCGGCTGGTATCCCAGGCGGTAAGGGCGCCGCTAAGCAGGAAGTCATCACCGCCGCCCACGCCGCCGAAACGATCTTGGGAATCCACACTGGTGAAATCCCTGATGATGAAATCCAAGCCGCCCTTGCCGATATCAAGGGCTCAGATTCGATTGTCACCCAGCCCAAGGCTTGGCTGGGTGAATTGTGGTCTGGTGTTGTTTACCAGCGCCGTATTATCCCACTAATCGCCACCAAAGCCTTGACCGGCCGGAAGGCTATTGGTTTCCGCTGGAAGAAAGATGCTGATAGCGGAAAGCTGCTCAAACCTGGTGTTGCCAAGTGGGCCGGCAATAAAACCGAGATTCCCACGCAAAAAGCCCAGTGGGAAGAGGTGTCGATGGATGCCCAGCCCTGGGCCGGTGGCAATGACCTTGACCGGCAAATTTTCGATTTTAACGAGGCCGAGGCGCTGCTTGCCTACTGGCAAGCCATGAACGAATCCTATGCTTTCGAGACCGACCGTGACGCTGGAAAATTCCTGGTAGACCACGCAACCGACATTCCAGACGTTGCCCAAGACATTATCCGTGCTATTACCGTTGGCGCTATCCGCGTTGACGAAGCGGTACACGTCCCCGCCGCCTACGCTATCGTCAACCCCCGCGACCTCGAAAAAGTACTCAAGTACTCTCAGCTTGATGTTCCGCACTACATGAACCTGACCCCGGTGTCCGAACCGGCAACCTGGACCACCTCCGAGTTCGTCGAATCCGGCACCGCTATTGTCGGCTGCAAAGACGCCACCACGTTCTTTGAGCTCCCGGGTTCCCCACTGCGTGCCGAGGCCGAGCATATCGCCCACGGTGGACGCGATGTAGGCTTGTTCGGCTACACCGCTCACATGCTCAACCGCGGCGAAGGCCTGGTCAAGGTTCATTTCAATAATGCCTAAGATCGAAGATTCAGAAGTCCTATCTTGGCTGGGTGTCGATGCGGTGGGTGACGCCTCCGAACAGCAGGCACTGAATGGGATTGTGGCGGCGGTTAACGCCACTGTGACGGATTGGCACGGTAACCCAGATGCCTGGTCCGACCGTATCCATACCGGTGCTGTGATGCTTGCTGCCCACCTGTGGCGCCGCCGTGCTACCCCTGGTGGCGTAGCAGCCCTGACAGACGAGGGAACAACCTATGTGCAGCGCCACGACCCCCAAGCCGCCATGCTACTAGGCCTTGGCGGCTGGACTGCCCCGGCGGTGGGCTGATGAATCCAGACATTATCCCGATGCATCTAGGGAAACTGGCTAAGGAAATCAGCAACATTGGTATTTCTGCGACGGTTAACCCCAACCGTGTCAGTATTCCTGGTGCGTGGGTTGCCCTCAAGGAGGTGGAAATCGAGTCCATGGCCCGCGGTGAGGTTACCGCCAAGGCAAGCGTGTACCTTGTTGCCGCCGATTTAGGCACCACGCTAGCGGTGGAATACCTCATGAGCATGCTAGACGACTTGCTAAACCTGCTGGAAAACCGCTACCCCACAGACATCGAGATCACCACAATCACCCTCCCCGCTATCGGGCAAACCCCCCTACCAGCGGTTGAGGTCACCTATGAATTGAAAGGCACGTAAATAATGGCGAATGTCAACACCCTAGACAGTCGTATCTCCACCGGCCCCGGAAAACTGGTTTTCGGTAAAGCTGGTGCTCAGAATGAATTTTCCGCCCTTGTTACCAAGGCTGAGCTGAACCCCTCCGTGAACACCGAGGATGGTAAACATGTCCTCAGTGGTGATTATGCACCTGGTAAAGACACGATCACGTGGACGATGGAATTAACCTGCTTCATTAACTTGAAGCGGAATGGCATTTGGGACTGGTGTTTCACCAACCGCGGTAAGGAGGTCGAATTTGAGTTCCGCCCGGTAGAAGGCGAGAAATCCGCGAAATTCACCGGCACAGTCAAGGTCAGGCCCTTGGGTGTCGGTGGCGAGGTCAACAAGGAAATGAGTAAGGATTTGACATTTCCCCTGGTTGGAGAGCCAAGCTTTACGCCTGTTCAGGAACCATAGAATTGTCCGGTCATGTCGATGTTTCCGCCGAGGTGGAGGGGCTGAAAAACCTTCGCCGCACCATTCGGCAAGCAGGCGGCGACACAAAGGATTTGCGCAACGCCAATCTAGCCGCGGCGCAGACCATCGTGCCAATAGCGGCGGGTTTGGCGCCGAAGGTCACCGGCCGGTTGGCGGCGAGTATCAGGGCGGGTGCCACGCAGAAGGCCGGCATGGTCAGGGCCGGCCGGAAGCTAGTGCCCTACGCCAATCCGGTTCACTGGGGTTGGCCGAAGCGAAATATCGAGCCGAACCC